CAGTCGCACAGATCAATTGAATCAAGCGGTGCTCGCAAAGATCCAGAGGGAGGGCGTCGGATCTGATTTACCGCAACAGCAAGTGGGTGCTGTTTCTACGCCTACTGCTGTCGATCTTACGGAAACGGAAGTTCAAACGACAGCTCCCGTTTCAAACTCCGACCGATTGAATCAGTTCTCCGATGAGTACCTGGCTAAGGTTGGAAAACGCAAGAAACTCCTAAGTGGAATCGCCGGGCTCTTTGGTGTCACCGATCGATCGGATGAGTACGAGAAGAACGCGCTCGCCAAGTACACCGACTATATTGATAACCAGGCTTTAGCTATTGCGATGGAAGGCGGTTTGCCGGCGACCAAGGCTGAGTTTCTCAGTAAACATATAAAAGCCGGTGGCAGCGCGGAGAGTGGCTTAGAAGCACTTGAAGGTATCTGGCCGGAAGCAGCGAGTGCGCCTACTCCTAATAAGATCGTTGAAATGCGATTCGATGAAGAGGCCGGCAAGGAAATTCCCTATGACGTATATCGAGAGTGGACTGCTAACGGATGGAAAGAAGTAAGCGCAGCTCCAAAGACGACCGCGACAACCGAGGTTAACATTACGACGCCAGGTGAACTGACTCAAACGGTAATGGCGAAGAATTTTGGTGAAAAACTCGGTAACATTTTGGGTGATACGACAACGTGGGGAGCGTTTCACAAAGAGAGCGCCCAGTTTCCAATACTGATCGATGCGATCGCGAGCGGCCAGGTTGACACCGGCAAGCTGGCAGAAATGACATTGCCCTTAAAGCAGGCTTTTGCATGGTTCTTGCCAGACAGTGAAATGAAAAGACTTTTCACTGGCAATTTAGGAAGAATTGAATGGTTCAAAGCGGTCGTCGATTCTTTCATCGGAACTAAATTAGCCATGACAAAGGGCTCGATCTCTGAGAAGGAAATGGCAATCTTTCAGAAGATGATTCCAAGTCTCAGTTTGACTCCCGAAGGAAACATTCGATTGCTTAATATGATGCACGCGCTAAATAGAATTGAGATGAGTGTGGAAACCGGTGCAATCAACTTCAGTAAGTGGGCAGACACCCAAGAGGGTGGCGTCGGTGGTCGGAGCGGTAATAAGAATTTTCTAAAATTGAAAGAGTTTCAAAAAAATGAAGAAAATCGAGCAATCCGATTCTTGAACTATCTCGCAAACGCACCTTATGGTGTAGGCGTACAGACGATCCCACTTAATCGTGCAGAAGCATTCAATCAGATTCGGAACTTAAGGGAGCGAGACCCCAAAAAACCAAATTACGGTGAATTGGTAAACACGGATGTGACCGACAAACAAATCAACGATCGACTTGATAAGTGGGGATACCCTAGTGGCTGAAATTGTCGTTCCTTGGGAAACAACCGACCCTGTTGTGCCAGTAGTACCTCCACAAAGTGAATCGGATGAGCCTGAGATCATTGTGCCTTGGATTGACGACACAATCACATCAGCACAAGAAACCTATGACGAATATAACTGGCTAGCGCGTAAGATCGCGGACTTCGGTTTTCCCCCAGAGGGAGCGGCCAGTCTAGGAAGACGCATCGTTGCGGAAACGGTTCCTGCTGTTATCGGTGCGACGAGAGGCGCACAGCTTGCCGCACCTGCTGGGCCAGTGGGCCGAGCGACCGGAGCTGCTCTAGGCGGCGCTGTAGGCGCTCTTACAGGCAAACGAATCGATGAGATCTTTGGCAATGTACGCCCCGATGAACAGAATCTAATCAGCGACATCATCACAGCGGCCGGCGGTGCCATAGCCGCTCCGGGCAAAGCGATTTCACCCAACACTGCGCGAGAGATTGCAAAGATTCTGGAGCGCCGCGGTATTAAAGCGCGACCCACGCCAGGCATGGTGACTGATCGTCAGCTTATACAAGCCATCGAGCAGAAGCTGACTGAGATCCCATTTTCCGGCGGCTCGATCGAAAGCGCAGTACGGCAGGTCTATGATGACTTTGCACGCGCTATTGAGCATCTGTCTGATGACGCGACCCTGCTGTTTGCGGCGCCGTCAGCGGCCGGTGAAGCGATTGCACAAGGTACGACCAGGACAGTTATTCGCGGTCCTCGCGGCAGAACGGTCAGGGTTGGAACCGGCGCCCAGTCGAAGCTCGATGCTTTCCGGGCTCGTGGCACCGAGCTCTACGGCATCGCCAAAACTTTGATGAAAGGTGCCAATCCTTCAGTAACGCCTAACGAAACACTGGCGTTCATCGCTAAAGAAGGGGGTTTTGACAACGCAAAACTTCAGGCGGTTTTGGGCGATGAATTTCTGGAGAGACTGGGGGGCGCAACGGCCGGACCTCAGACCTGGAAGGATATGAATTTGATGCTTCAAAGTATCGGAAGGAAAACCAAGTTCGGTTCTGATCAAGACATCGGCACCATGAAGCAGCTCTGGAAAGCGATTCACAATGACATGGATGAAACGGCCAAGCTGCTCGGTCCTAACGAGCGGAAAGCCTGGGCCAAAGCACGACACTACTGGAGTCGCGCCATCATCGGAAAAGAAGAAGAGCTCGGCAAAATTGCCAAGCACGCCAACCCGCAACGGTTGTTCGATGCGCTGATGGGCAAAGGCAATTTGACCGCAGTAACCACAGCCAAGAAAGCAGTGGACGCCAACACCTGGAAGTCCGTACAGGAGCTCGTCATTCGCCGTATGGGCGAAGTCCCCGGCATGGAGGGGCAGTTCAACCTCTCACAATTCCTGACAAGCTGGAAGCGGATCTCGCACGATTCCAACGCAACAAAAGCGTTGTTCGGCAACAAGCTCGGAGACATGAAAGAGCTCGTTTCGATTGCGAGACGATTGAACAATCCGAGTACGTTTGCGAATACTTCCAAAACTGCTGCTGGCAACGTGATGCTGGGTTTTTTGACTGGCGGCGGGACGATGGGTGTTGGTGTTATGGCCGGCATACCGGAGGCTCTTGGCGTGATGGCTACGACAGCGGCGCTTCCCGCTGCTGTGGCACGCATCTGGACAAGTCGCGTGCTGATGAAGTGGTTGCTGCGCGGCAAAGACATTCCAACGAGCAGTTACGCAAAGACCGCTGCTTGGGCAAAGGCTTTTCTGAAAATGTCAGCGGCTGAAGGCATCAATGAAACCGACGGGCTCGGAATTTATGATTTTATTATGGCGCCCTATACATCGCCGCAAGCTGACGTTCCATCTGTGCCGACTCAGTGATCAAACGCCTGCTCCTGACAGCCGCCTTCATGGCGGCTTTTTTAATGCCTGCTCAAGCTCGCATGTTCCCAACAGAGTTTCCAATCAAAGCAGTGTGTTGGGATGACGTTGATGAAGCGATTCGGTACCACCAAGAAATGTTGGGTGAATATCCTATTGGGAAAGGGTGGATTAGCAATAAGAATGGCCCGTCATTCGCAGCCATTATGTTCAATCCTGTAAAACCTTCTTGGACGCTTTTAAGTTTCCACTCAAATGAAAGCGGCGTAATTGTCTGCGCCATTACAGGTGGCTCGCAGTGGGACGTAATAACCCCCGGAAGTGATGGCGAGAAATTAGAACTATGACAAACGGAGCCCAACTCACTAAAAGCCTGTCGATAGGCCACATCTTAACGACCATCGCGCTGGTGGTTGGTGGTTTTACTTTTGTCTACGACTTACGCGAATCGATCGCGATCTTGCAGTTCAAGGGCGAAACAGTTGAACAAAGACTCGATCGGATCGTTGAAAGAACGGATAGCCAATTCGATCAGATCATGGATCACCTTGTTCGAATCGAAGACCGGCTTGATTCAATGCACTCTTGGAATGACGAGTAATGGCAAAGAAATTAACGAAGAAGGTACGCGCTGCGCGTAAGAAGGCTGGCGGCTCGAACGTCGGTAAGTACAAGCGCGTTAAGACATCAAATTTTGCCGGTCCTGCTGGCGGCGCACCGTCTGGAAGCTATCCGATCAACACGATCGCCAGGGCCAGGTCGGCATTGCAACTGGCACACAACGCGCCGAATCCGGCAGGAATCAGAAACGCTGTCTACAAAAAGTATCCATCTTTGAAACCATAGGGTTCTCTCTGAACTATGAACATTGATGCTAAATTTTTTGGTGCAATCATCTTCCTGTTAGCACAGGCTGTTGCTGCTGTGATTTGGGGCGCTTCTCTAAGCGCAGAAGTTTCTAGGTTGGCTGTCCTTCAGGACAAGGCAAATGAAACCGCTTCTATAGATTTGATAGCCTTTAGGCTGGATGACCTCACTAAAGAGATAGAGGATATGCAAGAGATGGACAGGGAAATAATCTTGCAACATGAAAAGTTATTTGGAATTTTAGGTGGTCAAGCCAGATCCGGTAATGCCTCTAGGGCTTATGGTGATTACTGATGGTAATAACAGAAGCGGCACAAAACAAAGTCAACCAAGTCCTTAAAGGAGAGGGATTTCTTGAGGTCTGTTTGGAAGGCGGTGGTTGTTCAGGCTACCAGATAAAACTCAAAGGAACATCGGAGATCCCCCCGGATGCACAGATGCTATCGGACACAATCTTTTCCGATTCTGTGTCCCTGGATTTATTGGGGGACGCTGTAATGGACTGGAATGATGACCCATTCAAATCAGCATTCAAGTTCACGCCACCTACCAACTCACATTCCTGCGGGTGCGGATCAAGTTTTCAACTCGACTAATGGAGAAATCAAATGGAAGGATTCAAGAAGTTAGTAGAAGAAGTAAGAAGCAAGCCCTGGATATGGGGCGTTCTAGTTCTTATCGTGGTGCTTGGTATCTTTGGCTGATACTGGCCTGTACGCTAAGTATCGCAGGATGCAGCCTCCCCAAAATAAAGACAGCCCTGTTGACCGGGGCGGCGACGACAGCCGTTGTCGGTGCATCGAGTGCCGTGATGCCTGCTGCGATTGTTTTGCCAGCAGTCGTGGGGGGGGTGACCGCTGCGACTGTCTCTGCGGTGACTGCGGCGGACCGGGGCGGTAGTGGAGAAACCGTTTCCGTGACAGCCGACACGGTTGTACACAAAGCGCCTGACAATCTGTTCACTATGTTGGGCAATCTAATTTCAGTGGGCGGCATTGGTTTGATTCTATTCATTGCCGCCACCTACCTTATTCCACTCGTGATGGGTTACCTCATCCCCAATGGATTTGAGAGAAAGAGAAAATCCAAGAAATAAATCACAAGCTCGTGACCGTCACCTACCACGACATCATTCAAGACGGCTCTTGGGACGGTCCCGAAAAAGTTCATTGTCCGACGATCACTAGCGTCGGCTGGCTGGTCGATAATTCCGATCCAGTCAAAATTGCCGGGACTCTCGACGACGAGAAAAAGCCCTGCGCAATTCTAGCGATCCCCCGAGGCTGCGTCCTCGCCATCAATGAGGTGTCTATTGAACACCCAAAGATCCCCGAAAACCTTTCTTGAAGTCCCAGGACTCTGCTCAACAATTATGAAGATACCCTCTGCCCCCCTGACGCCAGCCAATGAATTTCACAAGTCTCTTTTGCAGGCGTCGAACAAGGCCGAGGTGATCAACATCTTGCTAAAACGCGCAAGCCAGCACGGCTGGTTATCCGACATGCCAGACGGCTTATGGGACAAATTAGAGAGCGTTCGCCATCCGCGAAAACAATCGGCGTAACCGGCGAGCAGCTCTTCTCCTTTAGGGCTCTCGAAGAAGGGTTATTGCCAGCGGTCCCGATCGGCGACAACTGCCAGTACGATTTCCTGGTGGACAACGGCCAGCGGATCTCCAGGGTCCAGGTCAAGTCGTCCTCGCATCGCCAGGCCGGCCGCAACCAGGGCCGCTATGACTTCTTTCTGAAGCACTCCAAACAGAACAAGGTGTACTCGGCCGAGCAGCTCGACTTCTTCGCCCTGGTCGCGATCCCACATCGTACTATCTATATAGTGCCTTACGAGGCACTGGCGAAGCTGACCAAGGTTGGCGTCTATCCGACCACCAAAAACACAAGATCCAAGATGGAACCTTACCGGGAAGCATGGTGCCTTCTGTAATTCCGTGTATAATTCGGCGCCTTGCAACAACGGGTTCAGAGATTTTGTCCCCCATTTTTGTCCCACACTTGGAATTTTGGAAAAGGAGAGACAGAAAAAAGTTAGTGTTTGCAACGAAATTAGACCGCGGGTCTGTAGCTCAGTTGGTTAGAGCGCACCCCTGATAAGTAGAATTTACCCCAGTAACGACGCCATTTTTGGCATACTTCCGCGGTTCCTTTCCGATCTATTCCGATTAAAACCGATCTATTCCGATCGTTTTGTCCCACATTTTGTCCCCCAAATTTTAGGCAAAAAAAAAGCCCCCGCCGAAGCGGGGGCTCTTTTTGGCTACCTCTGCCGGATCGCGTTCCATTTACTCCCTTTGGGTGGGTAAAACGCGACCGCACTAATTATACATCTATGCTGCCTTGCGCAGCTCGACTACTTTTGCTTTTTCCTCGTTGAGCATCTTTTCCATCTCCAACCACTCGTAACCTTCCGGTGTGTGGAGATAGCCGAGGGTGGTCTCCAGCTTGGCATGGCCGGCCCACTTCATCACCAGGTGGATCGACACGCCGTTGTTGGCGGCCCGGCTTATGAAGGTATGGCGAAGGCTATGCAACGTGCCTCGCTTGATTCCAGCAGCCTCACGAGCTGCGTTGAACTTCTTGGTCCAAGTATCCTGATGCCACTTCGGAGCGAACAACTCACGATCTCCGCTCTTGGCTAGGATCTCGTCCCTGGCTGCCATAGCTTCGGCGTTCAACGGAATCGAGCGGGACTCGTTGTCCTTCACATTTACACCAATTGCAGGATCGTGCAGGACACGGACCTTTGCATATTTTGGTGTACGATCGACGGCAAAGGTCGGTAGTACCTCGATTTCGCTCCGGCGAAGCCCGGTATACGCAATGAACATCCAAAGCGCACCGTTCTCAGGATCAGCCGCTTTGATTCTCTCCAGCTCTTCTACACTGAAAATAACCTTCGAAGCTCTGGTTCTCTTTTTGACCTCAGTCATCTTGAGCACCAGGTTGGCTGCCGGTGAGGTCGGGCTCAGATTCCATCGACGCCCATCCTTCGCACCGCCAGTCCGAGCAGCTCGATATAGGGCGGCTTTGATGTCCTTCCACTCACCCCACAAGCTGTACTTCGAAATCGAGCTTCCTCGCTCAATCTCCCAATTGTTAAAAGCATTGTTCCAAGCATCGCAGGTTGCATCGTCATCGGCGATCTTTAGAGGGCCGAAGTATTTGACGTTGCGCTCGATGTTGGCCTTGACGTTTACGTATGACGCCGGCATGGCGTGCTTCCGCCAGTCCAGATAACCGATAACGACTTTGCCGTTTTCATCCGTATAGCCGAACAGGAACTCGGAAAAGGTACGAACCTTTCTTTTGATTCCAACGTCCAGGTGCATACCGATCTTCCGCTCTTTTTCCCACGTTGACCGCTTGGCCTTGACTACTTCGGCCTGCGCTTTGGTGGTTCCGACCGGCAGATACTCCTTCTCTTTTTTACCATTGACACGCCAGACAACGATAAAGGCACCGCTCTTTTTTCTTTCAAGACTTGCCATTTCGCTCTCCCAGTTTGAATTCTAAAAGTTCGAGCAGGCCAAGCGGCATAGGGTTGAACCCTGGACCGCCTGGCGCCTGCCTCCAATGCTGAACTGTCACCAGTTCAACGTGAACGAGCTCCGCTACACGCGAGCTCGTCAGTCCATGCTTCTTGATCAGCGTGAGCAAACGCTTGTTGGTGTTACGCATTGAGTGCCTTCTCAATCAGCGGAACTGCTCGTTCAGCAGAGCGACAAATACTTCGACCGCCCTCATGGCGATACCAGTACTCACCGCTCCAGTGATCACGATCCGCATAAAAGATTGCATCATTCAACCACTCGTCTAATTCCCTTTGGTCGGCGTCGTAAATCACATAGCGACTGTTTTCATCAAGACGCTTGCCGCTTGGAATGTCGCGAGTGATCTCGTGATCTTCCGCAAACACTCGTGGAATTTTCACAATCATTTTGCGACCTCCTCTAAACGCCGAAGGTTTGCATAAAACAACCCCCACACCGCATCAACGCAATCGTCGTAATAACGATTATCGCTTTCGCCCCGAGGGCGTCTGCAACGGTTGGCCTCGATCCTTACAAGAAGGTTGTCGCGCTTTTCCACTAAATCAGATTTTGTCATTTCAAATCTCCATCTAAGGTTGATACTGGCAACCCCTCTCGCGAGAGAGGGGAAGCCGCTACCACCTCAGTCCGAAAACGAATCCAACCAGGCGTAGACGCGCTCGGCGTCTTCGCGCCCAACCGGACCAAGCGGTGGAAACTCACCGCCGGTGTCGCGTTTGAAATCGGCCCCAAAAACACGGGGGTCGTTTTCGTTGGACCACAAAACATCTCCCTCGGACCACTCGACTCGAAAGCCGTAGTCGTTGAGGATACGGATGCCGTGCTGGGCGTTCATCTTGTCCAGCCTGGCTTCCGCCAAAGGTACAAAATGTAAGTCACTCAAGGTGACCTCCTTCCGCGTTAGCGGACTAGGTTGATACTGAAAAACCGTGTGGCTTTTCGCTATCAACTTTGTTTTCCTGTTGCCCTTCGCGACGTCTCGGCGTTTTCTGAGGTCTTAGTCACCCATCTCCCCAGTCGGTAATCAGGCTTCCTTGGACTATCTTGGTTACCCCCGCTGACAGGACATATAGTATCAAATACTATATATAATAACAATAGGTATGTAACCCACTGAAAAGAAAGGAGAAAAACCGGCTAGTTTTCGGTGTTTTTTGGGACGGGCGCCAGCCTCTCGATCGCTCGAACCAGGTCGCTCTTTCGATAGAGCTGCTTGCCCATAAAGTGGATCGAGGAGATCCCATAATCGGCGCGGTTCTTAATGAAATGATCGTAAGACACGCCGCAAAAGTGAGCGGCTTCGCGCAGTGTCAGAAATTCTTTATCCGAGAACATGTTGAAGGTCTTCGAAAATCCATTCGAAGTGACAATCGGGTGAGTACACGCCAATAAACAATTTCGGAAAGTCGATCACCATTCGTTCGGCACGTTCGCCGGCCGGTATTGTTTTGATCTCGACCTGGCCGGTGGACTTGGTGAACTTGAATGCGTAAACCGAATCTCCAACTTCTTTGGCCCTCGCAAGAATGCGTTTCGCCTTTTGGTATTCAATATTTTTCGATCGAGGTTTCAATTGAGAATGATCTTGCTATCTTTATTTTCATCGGCTGCACGAAAGGCGCTCAAAAGTATCATGGCGTGACTTTCAATCATTTCCTCGTCGGCATGACCTGCTGCCAGGCACGCACCGGCACACATTAAGCACGCCGCGCTGAACGAAAAGAAAAGATTCAACGCTTCTTCAAAATCTTTCTCTTCGCGCATTTCCATCAGCATTACCATCAGCTTGTCGCGGATCGTTTCGATCTCCTGTAAACGTTGTTTGTCTCTGTCCATCAGAATTTGAGTTTGCGAGATTGTGCCAAGTGCTCAGTACACCAAATCTTATATGGGTGTCGTTTTTTTTCGCACCCTGGAAGTTCACACTTTTTGTTGGGATCGTATTTTTCAGCTTTAACGTCAGCCATGTTAATAGCACGAAGCCGTAATCTTTTTAGAAATTCTTTGTCCATTAGAAGGGGATCTCGTCATCAAAGGGAAGCTCTTCTTTCGTTGCCTTGGTTACCTTGGTAATCGAAGGCGAGAACTTCGCCAGGGTTTGCAGGATCAGGTCATCGTTATCGATGTGGTAATCGTTGATGTGCTGAAGGTCTTTCGATGTGAAGGCACGAGGCTTGGTTACCCAGGCGTTGTTCTCCGCATTGATGAACTCGTTGCCTTTGTCAGTGCGGTAATGAATCTGGTTGTTGGCCTCGTCGAGCAGGTGCGGATGAGCCCACGGAATCAGCTCAGGAATAAACAGGTGCTTGGAGCAGCCTTTCCGCTGGTCCTTGAGCGTTAAAGTATTTCCGTGGAATTCGCAGCGCCAGGCGCCGTGACCGACTGGCTTGCCCGGAGCGCCAGCGTTCTCGTCGAGCAGTGGGGTTGAGTGGGCGCAGGTCCGGCAGTTCACCTGGGCGGTCTTAGAGGCGCCATGACAGTGCTCTTGAAAGTTGCACCATTTGCACAGGTAATAGTCAGGCTTCTCAGAGACCCGCATCGGTGGCGTTTTTGATTCGATGATCTCCTTGGCTTTCTCGATTGCCCAGTCGAACACTTCCTTTTGGAATTCGGTTCGAACGCTCTGGATCTGCCGGCCGCCGGCTGATGCGACCGTCATGTAATGGCGCTTGATCGGCCCGTTCTTGATCAATCCCATGTAGAGCTGCGCCTGTATGAAGTAGATCCCGTTCCAGGCTTCGAGCGCAGATTTCTCTCCCAGATCGTCGATTTTCTTTTTGAGCTCACGGAACTTTTTCTCGCTGACCTGCTTGTGCTCCCACACATGCCAGGTCTTTGCCGCCTGGAACAATCCCAGGATGACACCGTCAAGATGGCCCCTCAGATGGCCTCCAAGCGCCGCTACGCTGAACTGTGCGCCCTCCTGGTCTTCTGTTATTAGACGCAGTTGTGGGACCGCCTTGAGGCGCTCTGCCATGACGGTCTCGCCTGCGTTGCCGTCTTCGATATTGCGCCAGCCGGTCGCCTCGGTGATCTGGGGCAGTATCCAGCGCCAGCCGTACCAGAGCTTTCTGGAGCAGGAATCGCCCAGGCCGCTGGCCCCCAGGTAGGTACGGGGTTCCTGCTGGTTGTTTTTGACGATCGCCGCGTCAACGGCTTCGAGTGTTGGGTCGCTAGGTTCTGGTAGCTTTGTCATCGGAGCCGTACCGGTGTGACCAGGCGCTGGGTGTGTGAACAGCGGCGCCGTTCGTCTTCGACGACCTCACCTGATTTGACGAGCTCGTTAACCCGGCCGGCTATGGCATTGATCTCAATGTCGAGGATTTTAGAAATTTCTTTTCGAGTGAAATTCCAGTCTGGATTCTGAACTTTGTTAAAGCGCAGGAAGTGAATGATCTGGTTCTGCTGCGAGCCCAACACACCAGAGTTTGTGATCGATCGATAAGCGATCTGAGAAGTTTCTCGCACCATTAGAGGAGCTCCTGTATCAAAGCGAAGGTTTCGGAATGGACATGTTCATTTCACGAACGAAGTCGTGCTCTGCCTGCGCTGCTTCCGATGTGCGCAGTATCTTGAGACGTGCGGCAAGCTGTTCGATGTTTTCCTCTAACTGCTCGCAGAAATCACGCAGAACAGACTTCCCAATTTCGAACTCGTTGATGTCATCTTGTAGGGTCCGCAAAGTCTCCCGTAAATAAAGCATTTCCCGTCGAACGCGATCGCGTTCTTTCATCACTAACTTTCTTGGCATGGCGTCTCTCCAGGTAATCAGCGACGGCGCCCCCGGAAATCAGGAGCGCCAACCAAACACAAACCAAGAACAGCACAACAATCAATCCTTCCACGGCGGGTCTTCCAGGTTTACGGCAGTTGATTCGATAGGCGCTTTCTGGTTCGCCATGCCTGGCGCTGTCCTGCACGCTGCGATCTTGTTCCTCGGCTTGTATTCGCCGTTACCG